TAACGTCTAATATTTGTCTTGACATATATCCATTTGCACAATCTATAATCCAATTGTAGGTATAATCTCTGAGTAGATGAACTCTGTCCCAGTCATTTAAACCTATGCTTACATAGGTATTTTTATTATCATGCGTCGAACATTTGACCATTTCTATTTGAGTGACAATATCGCAGAATCTATGAATTCCAACCGATAAACCAATGTCAGTAGCTTCTTTAATAAAAGACTTCCCTACTACCGCTGACATGGGGGACACAAAAATTCTATCTAAAGACATAGGAATATCTGCACGACTTTTTAAGTCCAGATGTGTAGGTTGTGCAATCAAATTGCAATCATTATAATAAATTGATTTTGTATTTAAAATTGTTGGCATAAATTATTCAGTATACTCGCAGATGTATGTGGTTATTGGAGTTTTATCGTAAATTGTATTAATCATTGTGGATACAATCTGCCAATTTCCTCCTGCTAATCCACATCCCATGTATTTTGGAAATCCAACTTTTTTTATATTTTTTTCTATACAATCTTTTTTCATAGAATCGATTGCAGTATATATGGCTTCATAATTTAAATTTCTTTCGTTAGATCCATAGTAATACTGGCCATATAAATTATATACATATTTTATTGAAGAGTTTTCTTTAAATTTCTTAATTTCGGCCAAAGAAAACGTTCCTAATTTATTTTTATTTCCCGCGATTGTTTTTAAATCTGACTCATATGTTTCAGGCATTTTATTTTTTAATTGAAATGCAATTCCTCCGCCCATTGTACAAAAACAATTTGCACAATGTCCGATTGCGTCTACTTCGCATTTTAATAGATCACATTTTATATTAATTACCATCAATTTGATGATATAGATAACTTAATAAAATTCAATATTTTATATTTGTTAAAACTATTTATTTATATGATTAAATTGCGTGAATTAGTTGAAAATGAAAAATCTGATTTAACCGTGATTGGACCTAATACTGTTAATGCTTCATTGGTAGCGATCGATTCTAAAACTAATGAAGAATCCAACTTTGTGATTTCTAATTTAACAAGGCAACCTTTAACTATTAAAGTTAAAGTAATTAACGGTGCATATTTTGTTGATATAAAATAATTTTATGAAACTTTTAGAAATTTTACATGATTTATTATTTCATGCGCCGATGAAACTTACAGGTGAAGATATTGTGTCGGTTGAACTACAATATCATTTAAATAAAAAAATATCTCTAAGTGAAAATGTTTTTAGGACATATAGTGAAAAATATTTTCAACTAATAGAAGAAGTCAGAAGATTATATTTTGATAATAAAATAGAATTAAACGATGATGATGCTGAGTTGGTAGAGAGCGATTTGGGTAAAATGTCTATTTATGAAGGTCGAGAAGTTTATTTAGATGCTCCTATTGAAGAAGAAGAAGATACGTTGTTGGAAGCAAAACATCGTGGAAGAACAGTTAAATTAAATCGTCCGTTTAGAACTCCGGGTGGTCCAAAAAAATATTCGGTATATGTCACAAACAAAAAAGGAAACATTGTAAAAGTTTCTTTCGGAGATCCTAATTTAAGAGTTAGAGGTCGTAGCGCGGCAAGAAGAAAGAGTTTTGCCGCTCGGCATAAGTGCAGTCAGAAAAAAGATAGAACTACAGCGGGATATTGGAGTTGTCGCAGTCATAGAATTCGTTCTTTGGGAAACAAAGGTAAAGGAAAGTATTGGTGATATGATTAAATTAAAAAATATTTTAAATAATAAAATTTTGAATGAAAGCATGACTTTATATGTTAAAGACACAAATTATCAAAGATTTGATAATTTGATGGATTTGTCTTTTCATTTACAAAGAATTGCTTATAAAATTTTAGAGTCTTTGCCAGAGGATCAAATTAATTATTTTAGAAAAAACCGCCCAACCGAACTTTTGGTGGTTGATGGCCAAAGCAATATAGACAGTTCCGTTGGAACGTTGAATTTATATTATAGTGGATATACAAATTCAACACTCAAAAAAATGTTGAGAGAAATATTGGCGGAACTTAAAAAATTAAATATTGAACATGGAAAACTTAAATTGGAAGATAGTAACTCTTACAAATATAAAGTAGTGAGAATTCCAATTGTTAAAAATGAACACAAATATACAGGAGCTCCCGAGGTGAATTTTTCAAATCGAAACGCTTACCATATATATAAAAACATACTTCAATTTGAACCTGATGATGACACCAACAGCGGTTTTAGTTTTACTGCCGACGAACTTAAACGAAGAGTAGAATCGGTTTTAAAATATGATCCCGATTGGATTTCCAAACATACAATTTCAAAACATGATAGTTCTATACCTGATGTAGAACAAGACACTCAAAAAGATTTTGAAAATCCTCATGATGAATTTTCTAAAAAAATAGCTGGTAATGCTAGAATTATAAATATGGGATTGAGTGAATCGGATATTAAACAAAGACTTTATTCTATTTTAGATGTGGCTAATTGGGCTATAAAAAATAATAAAAAAGAGTTATATGTCGCATAATGTTTCTCTTTTAAATTTAATTTTTGAATTAAAATTGTTGACAGACTCGGAAATCTAATTTTAAAAAAGATACGTTAATTTAAAACCGTGAAGATGGGTATTTTATATATTTGTATATATAAAAATAATTTTTAGTTTAACCGAGTCTGATAAATTATATAAACTATATGATTGAGTTTAATAATCATCCATATAAAGAAATAAATTTAGCTCATAATCAATATATACGTGAATTTGATTCTGATGTAAATGAACATGAATTAGAGTGGCATTTAGATAAAGAAGATAGATTTGTAGAGGTACTTGAAAATAAAGGTAATTGGATGTTTCAATTAGATAATCAATTGCCTATATTGTTAGAGGAACGTATATTTATTCCAAAAGAAACATATCATAGGATTATAAAAGGCAGTAAAAATCTAATAGTTAAAATAACGAAACTATAGACATGTTTATTTTATATTTTAACTATTTATAAGATATATGTCTATTGGAATCGATCAGGATAGAATAAGATGGCCAGGAAGTGGTTCCGCAGTATCAGGATCCACTCCATTTGGATTTTATGATGCGGATTCTTCCTTTACTTTAGAATGTTATAATTCAGCAAAATGGGCCGCAACTCGTTTAGGTTATCCGGTCGTAGACATAGAATTAAGAGATGTAAATTTTTACGCGTGTTTTGAAGAAGCAGTATCCGAATACGGTGCTCAGGTGAATCAATTTAATATAAAAAATAATTATTTAAATTTAATTGGCCAGTCGACTTCAGTAAATATAGGTGGAAAGCCTATTGTTGACACAGGTTTGAATTATTTAATAAAATTAGCAGGTGGTTACGGTACGGAAGCATTGGTTGGCGGTAATGTGACCCTTAAAAAAGGTTGTATTGACATAGCTACTAATCAACAAACATACGATCTACAAACATTATGGGGAAACGTATCTGAAAGTTATAACCGATTAGAAATAAAAAAAATATATCATGGTCCCTCCCCCGCATTTGCTCGTATTTACGATCCTTTCAGCATGACTGGAATGAGTTACAGCAATGTGTTAAATGAAATGGGATTTGCGGGTTATTCTCCTGCTACGCAATTTTTAATGACTCCAATATTTGAAGATTTGCTTCGTGGACAAGCTATAGAATTTAATGATATGGTAAGAAAAAGTGGTTATAGTTTTGAATTAATAAATAATAGACTTAAAATATTTCCTATACCCACTACAAATTTTAAATTATATTTTGAGTACTATCTTGAAAATGAAAAAGCTAATTCTGTATTCATTTCTGGATCGACTCCATACTCAAGTTCATCTGATTATTCTAATATTCCATATCAAAATATTCCTTACTTTAGTATAAATTCAGTTGGAAGACAATGGATTAAAAAATACTTTTTAGCTTTATGTAAAGAATTGTTAGGCGCAATTCGTCAGAAATATTCAACCGTCCCTATACCTGGCGGAGAAGTAACACTCGATGGCTCCGAACTAAGAAGTGAAGCTAATACAGAAAAAGAAGCATTAATTACACAATTGCGTGAAATGTTAGAAGCTACTACGCTAGATAAACAACTAGAATCTAATGCAAATAAGGTGGAAAAAACTATGACGGCATTAAAATCGGTACCTAATTTAATTTATATTGGATGATGTACTATGGCTGACTATTCAGGAAGATATTTTTCTAGTCGAGATCAACTTTTGTTAAATTCTTTTAATGCAGAGTTGTTGGGTGATATTATTCAAACAATTGTACTTTTATATAAAATTGCGCCGACTGAAACCAAAACTAATGTATACGGTGAAACAAACCAAACTACTGGTAAATTTTACTATCCTGCCGTGGAGATGTCCGCTTTGATTGAAAGAACTGATATATCTTCTGAAGACGAGGGGTTTGGACCTGATAGGAAACAGTCGGTGGTATTTAAATTTAGAGAATTAATGCTTAAAGAAGTGAACTTTTTCCCCCAACTTGGCGATTTGGTCCTTTTTAACGAACGTTATCATGAAATTGATAATGTTGTTCAAGAACAATTTGATGGCGGCCAGCCTGAAAAAAGTCGTTCGATAATTTGTAATACACATTATAGTCGATTTAGCAAAATAAATTTAATAGATAGACAAGGGTAATATTATGGCTTGGAAAGGAAATATAGATAATCCCGTTCCCAATAATATTCAATTGGGTAACAATGTAAATGACATTAAATTGTCCGAAAATCGTGCGTTAAATGTTCGTCGAGATGATGATGTTAATAAAGATTTTACTGTTAATTTAATCGACATAGATACTGCGATTTATAATTATATAGATAAAAATATAAATATACAAGTCGTGGATAATGGCACGAATATAAAAGTGCCGATTTATTATGCTTCTCCCGAAAAATGGAAGGCCATTCAACAAGATGGTGTGTTACGTGATCAACAAGGAAAAATACAACTGCCTGTGATGATTTTTAAAAGAAATTCTTTTTCAAAAGATTCAAGTTTAATGACGTTGAATAGACATTTAACATATCCGGTTATGA